TTGATTCTACAAAATTAAATTTAGATTTACCATTAATCAATATAGATTTACAAACAAAACAAAATACGAATAAATTAGATATTATCGATGTTCCTATAATACACGGTGCTGCAAATAATTTAAATACTAATAATAATTTAAATACTAATACTAATAATAATAATAATTTAAATACTAATACTAATAATAATAATAATTTAAATACTAATACTAATAATAATAATAATTTAAATACTAATACTAATAATAATAATAATTTAAATAATAATAATAATAATAATAATAATAATATTAATAGAATAATTAAAAAAACTATATGTAAAAAATATACTCTTGGAAAATTAAAAAATAAGCGTTGTGTAGGTATTTTATTAAAAGATAGAAATACTAGGAAAAAGGTATTAGATGCACATAAAGAATTAAAAAATATACAAATAAATGATATTAAAACAAAACTGAGAGAACATAATTTAATTAAAATAGGCAGTAATGCTCCTAATGATGTTATTAGAAAAATATATGAAACATCTATGTTAGCAGGTGAAATTACAAATACTAATATTGATACTCTTTTACATAATTTTGTAAAAGAGGATAAAGAATTATAATATTATCAATTTGTATGGAAACAACTAAAAATAAAATGCCTAATAATGCAAGTATTTTTTTTAATAAATTAGGTAATTATTTAGATACTAAAATATATTATTATGGCAGCATACAAAGACTAGATTATTTCCCAAAATCGAGTGATATTGATGTAGATATATTTACAGATAATGAAAAAAGTACATTATTAAAAATTAAAAATTTTTTAAATGATAGTAACTATAAGATTAATAAATTTGTATATAAATTACATAAATCAGGTATATTAGTTCATGGATATAAAATTAAATATAATGATGATTTTTCTACGGAAATATCTATTTATAATGAAAAATATAAAGATGCGGTATTATTAGAACATAATTCAAAAATACACGTCCCTTTTTATATTTCAATTATGTTAATAATAATTAAAGTATTTTATTATAATTTATCTTTATTACCTAAAAGTTATTACTTTTATTTAAAGAAAATAATAATGGATTATTTAATTGAAGGTCAAGCTGCTGAGTTTGTTACGTTAGAAATGTAAAATTAAACAATATTTTATCTTATTTATAATATATTTATATAATATATTATAAAATGTATTTTTTAGTAAATCATGATTATAAAGTAATATTTGGATGGTCAGCAAAATGTGGATGTTCGCACATTAAAAATATATTTTGGTATTTAAAAAATAATAAAATAAATAATCGAATTCATACTAATGAAGACAGGATGCAATTACCTAACGATATTGAAAATTATACAACTATAATATTTTGTAGAAATCCATACACTAGAGTTATATCTGGATTTTTAGATAAATATAATGTAAATGGACAATATAGACATCTATGGAAATACGATAATATTTCATTTTATCAATTTATTGGTGAATTAATTAAATTTAATTGGAAATTAATAGAAAAACATCATTTTATACCACAAACCGACGAGTATTTCGATATAAATAAAATTATAAAGTCTAAATATATTAAGTTTTATGATATTGAAAATATTGATTACGAATATATTGAAAATTTGTTTAATAAACAAATACCAACAAAAATATTAAATGTAACATTTGGCCATGAAAGAAAAAAGTATGATGAATATTTTGAAGAATTTGTTTATTATTTAGACATAAACACCTATTATCATTATAATGTTTCTATAAAATATTTTTATAACGAAGAATTACAACAAAAAGTTTATAATTTTTATGAAAATGATTTTAAAATTTTTAAACAATATGGATTTGATTATAAAATAATTTAAATTTAATTTATACGCAGTTGTATAATTAACATGTATATTTTTAGTAAATAATATATGTTTTATATTTTTCGCCAGAAGTTTTATTTGCCCATATTGTAGTTAATGTGTATTTTGTTTTATTTTGTAATATACATTCTTTAATTTTATTAATTTTTGTTATTACATCAGCAACTGTCATATTTAAAATAACTATTTTTCCATATAATAATGTATTATTATTTATTGATTTATCGCTAATTTCTAACACATTATTTTCTTTATCATATTTTTGTATAATAATATAACCATCATAAATTTCAAAATTATGGGTTATTTGTTGTATTAATTCTATATTAGTTAATTTATTGTAGAAAAAAAAACCTATCATTTATATTTATAGTGTAAAAATATTAAAATATATACAAAATAAATAAATATATAAACATTCGATACATGTTAAATGCGATAAAATGTATATTATTGATAATATAATTACAAACTATAATATCAAATCTAAAAGAATATGAGTGTAATATGAAATGATATGGTATGCAAATAAATGTTATTCTAAATTAAATTAAAGAAAAGATGCAATAGTATATAATATGGCACTTGTAAAAGAATATTTTGAATTAATAAAAAAATATCAAACTGATTATGGTGATAATATTATACTTTTAATGGAAGTTGGATCATTTTTTGAAGTATACGGTATTCATGATAAAAAATCAGAAGAAATTATAGGAAGTAAAATAAAAGATTTCTCTCAAATTTGTGAATTAAATATTGTTGAAAAAAAGGCGTCTTTAGATAAATATGACATTGTAATGGCAGGATTTAAAAATATTATGATTGAAAAATATTTAAAAAAAATACAAGAGGCAGGATATACTGCAATAGTTTATTCACAAAATGAACAAGCTAAAAACACTACTAGAAGTTTATCAGGCATTTTCTCTCCTGGAACTTATTTTTCAAATGATACGGTTCAATTAACAAATAATATTGTTTGTATTTGGGTTGATTTAATTGTTAATACTTTATTTATGAAAGGAAAACATGTTGTAATAGGTGTATCTAATATTGATATTTATACTGGAAAAACAAGTATTTTTCAATTTAAAGAAATATATATAAATAATCCAACTACTTATGATGAATTAGAAAGATATATTTCTATTTATAATCCAAGCGAAGCTATTTTAATTTCAAATTTACCTAATAATGAAATGGATGATATCATTAATTTTACAAACCTTAAATGTTCATCTATCCATAAAATTAATATTCAGTCATCATCATCTGTAGACCAATCCAGCAGGTTTTTTACAAGTGCTAAAAATTGTGAAAAACAAACTTATCAAACTGAAATATTAAATAAATTTTATAAAATTGACAATATTGAAATATTTATGCAAAATTTTTATGAAAATAATATAGCTACACAATCATTTTGTTTTTTACTTAATTTTATATATCATCATAATCCACATTTAGTTAATAAAATTTCAGAACCCATTTTTGAAAATTCTTCAAATAGACTTATTCTTGCAAATCATTCATTAAAACAATTAAATATTATTGAAGATAACAATTATACTGGTAAATATTCATCTGTTTTAAAAATGTTAAATTTATGTTTAACATCTATGGGTAAGCGAAAATTTTCATATATTTTATTAAATCCTACTACAGATAAAAATTATCTACAAAATGAATATAACATTACAGAATATTTTTTAAATAATTATGATAAATATAATGATTTTTTTAAACATAATTTATCTTTTATTAAAGATATATCCAAGTTTGAAAGGCAAGTATTTTTAAAAAAAACCTCTCCAAAATCTTTTTATAATTTATATAATAATATTGTTATTGTACAAAATATTTATGCAAAAGTAATTGAAGATAAAACTATTAAAGAATATTTAACCAAATTTGAACCAAATATTGAAAATATAGGTGAATATTGTAATGATATTTTATCTTTTATAACAAATAGTATTGATATTGACATTGCAAAAGATATAGATAATACACAATCATTTGAAGTTAATTTCATTAAATATGGTGTAGATGAAAATTTAGATAATAATATGAATACTTTAAAACATTCTGAATCCAAATTAGAATCTATTAAAAATTATTTAAATAGTATTATTCATGATAAAGGCAAAACAAACGAATTTATAAAAATATATGAAACCGAAAAAAATAATTTTAGTTTAATATGTACTAGCAGAAGATGTAAAATGTTAGAAGATGCATTGCCTTCTGTGCCTACACAAGTATCTTTAAATTATAGTAGTGAAATAGGTATGTCAAATTTTAACTATAAAATATCTAAAAAACAATTTGAATATAAATCACAAACAGCATCAAATAATTCAATATCTGATAATGAAATAAATAAAATATGTAAAGATATATCTACAATTAAAGTTTCATTAAAAGATATTATTACTAATGTTTTTTATAAATTTATTGAAAATTTTGAAACTTATCAACATAAAATAGATATAATAGTTAATTTTATTACTTTAATTGATATTTTATACGCTAAAGGTAACATTGCTAAAAAATATAATTATTGTAAACCTACTATAGTTGAAGCTGATAAGTCTTTTATGAACATTAAACATTTACGACATTGTCTAATTGAACAATTACAAAATAATGAACTATATGTTACAAATGACATTATTATTGGAAATGGTATTATTGATGGTATTTTACTTTATGGGACAAATGCAGTAGGTAAAACAAGTTTTATACGAGCTATAGGGATTTCTCTCATTATGGCACAATCAGGATTATATGTTCCTGCTTCTGAATTTATTTATAAACCATATAATTATATATTTACACGAATCCTTGGAAATGATAATATATTTAAAGGATTATCTACATTTGCAGTTGAAATGTCTGAGCTTCGTACTATTTTGCGTCTTACTAATGAAAATAGTCTTATATTGGGCGACGAATTATGTTCAGGAACTGAAAATACATCTGCAATTAGTATTTTTGTTGCAGGTATTCAAACAATTCATAAGTGTAAAAGTAGTTTTATTTTTGCAACACATTTACATGAAATTGTACATTTTTCTGAAATTAATGAATTGAATAATGTCGTGCTAAAACATATGGAGGTCATTTATGATAAAGAAAAAGATATGTTAGTCTATGACAGAAAAATTAAAGATGGTCCTGGGACAAGCATGTATGGATTAGAAGTTTGTAAATCTTTAAGTTTACCTGATGATTTTTTAAGTATGGCATATAATATTAGAGAGAAATATCAGACCGAATCCAAAAATGTACTTTCTCTCAAACCTTCTCATTATAATTCAAAAAAATTAACAAATATTTGTGAAATTTGTAAAGTAAATGTAGGAAAAGAAGTTCATCATTTACAACCACAAAAATATGCTGATAATACAGGAATAATTTATAGTGATACAGGTGAAGTATTTCATAAAAATAATTTAGCAAATTTAATTTCATTATGTGAAGCATGTCATACAAATTTTCATAAAAAAAATGTAAAACACAAAAAAGTAAAATCTTCTAAAGGATTTGTTTTACAAGAAATATAAAAATATAAAATTATGTAATAAATGTTTATGTCTATGTTTATATTTAATGTCTTCTAGTTTTTTTATGATAATTATGTTTTTTATGTGATTTATTATATCTTTGTTTTGCTGTAATTTTTTTTACTGCGTTTACGCCTTTACTAACACCTGTAATACCTAAATTAAATCCTTTTGCTAAAGTTCCATATATTCCTGATAATCCAGTTTCTATTATTGGTTTAGATTTTTGTCCGATTATTTTAGCAGTATTAGTAACATTTTTAAGCCCTGTATTAACAGTATTTAAAACACGTTTTGAGTTTCTAATATTTCTACGCGATTTTCTCATATAATAAATATGTATAAAAATATTCTAAAGAATCTTATATTTATTGTTATTATTTTAGGACCAATTACATTATTTTTAGAATATTTTATAAATATTCGCGAATCTTTTATAACTAATAATACTAGCAGTAATTTGGCAGACTCTTTTTGTGCAAACGAAATTAAATCACAAAGCGGATTAAATAGTAAATGTGAGAAACTAACTGAACAAAATTGTAACTCTACATCTTGTTGCGTTTGGTTAAATGGTCAAAAATGTGTAGCAGGTGGAATAAAAGGACCTACATTTAATACTGATGATAATGGTAAAACAAAAACATTTGATAATTATTATTATCAGAATAAATGCTATGGACCAAAATGTTCAAACAAATAAATATTTTATAT